GATCACGCCAACAAATGCGCGATTCTTATGAGATATTTAAAAACACCTACGTCAATGATAAGCAAATATATCAGGAACAAGTATTCAGTTTACTTGCCAAATTACGCGGTGCTGTCGATGGGCTACAAATAATTCCAGTCGAGCCGATTGGCATGGAGTTCTCTGAGGCTACAATCGCACAGAACTTAACTAAAGACGAGATCCGCGAGAAGCTTGGAGCGCCTAAGCTAGAACCAAATACAACTGGAACAGCTCAAGATGTAATCAATGCGATTAATAGCTTATCCCCATTAGTAGCTAACAAGGTGCTAGAATCAATGACTCAAAACGAGATTAGATCACTAGTGGGCTTGACACAAGAGCAAGGAGGCGGAGAGCCAGAGAGCGCCGCTCCTTCTGCTACTAATCTACGATTCAGCGAGGACGATGTCCTTGACATATTTGCGCAGTTCGGAGAGAGCAAATCTAATTACTCCATATTTCGCACCAGAGACACGTTCTCTGCTTCACCTAATGACTTAGAGGAGGCGATGAATTTGGACTTCGCAGAGCAAGAGCTGACACGTCTAGAGGCTAACGTCTTGGACTTAATCCAAAAGGATAAGCGAATCACTCCGGAGATTATTGCTGGAACTATCAAGACGGATCTAGGAATCATTAATAAGGTAATGGACAGCTTGCAGGAGCGCGGACTAATTAAGTCCACAAACGTACGCGGAACGGTTGAAAGAATCTTGACTTCTCCCCTATCTGAAATCACTGACACTAAGCCATCGACAAGGAGCTTCATGGTCCGCTATTCTTATGAGTGGCGCTCATCGATTCCGGTAGGTCAGCGCAATTCTGCTGAGCATCCATCGCGTCAATTCTGTGCGCGTCTTATGGAATTAGATAGACTTTATACAAGAGCAGAGATCGAAGCAATCAGCTTAAGATTAGGCTATTCAGTTTTTGATCGCAGAGGCGGATGGTGGACAATGCCAGACGGAGAACACTCTCCTTCTTGCCGCCACGTCTGGGCTTCTCAGGTAGTAATTAAAAAAGACTAAGGAATGAAAAATATCTGCTTTATAAACGTAAACACGATCAAGGAAAGAAGCGCTCTGCATACCAATGTGGACGATAAACTAATCCTTCCGGAAATTCTGTCGGCGCAGGATATGTATTTACTTCCTGCTTTGGGAACTGCTTTATACAATCGATTGCAGGACGGCATTGAGAACAATAATCTTAACGCGGATGAGGTTGATTTATTAGATAATTTCATCACGAATCCTTTGGTTTATTACACGCTTTCAGAGCTTCCAGTGGGATTGTCTTATCAGTTCTATAATAAGGGCTTAGTGCGCAAGAATAGCGAAAACACAGAGACGCCTCAGATGCAGGACCTGATCGATGTAGCCTCAAGATATAGAACGCGCGCGGAGTTTTATACTCAGCGACTAATCAAACACCTTAAGCAGGTGTCATCGACTAGCGACAAGTTCCAGGAATACGTTAATTACGGGACCGGTGTAGATATTATCAAGCCAGAGCGTGACGCTTACCAGGCTTCGATCTGGTTAGGAGATGACTGTGACTGCAAGCCTATGAGTTTTGAGGAAAGATACCAGGGTGAGAATGGAATTTGCTAAATATAAACAAGATGCCTAAAGCATATAGTACAAAGAATATCAAAAAACTCCAGGTTTACCTGGCTACCCAAACGAATGGCACCAAGACAGCTGACATTAAATCAAACGATCAAGCTAATAAGTGATTTAGCCTCCGCTCATGACCAGATAAACACAGTTTATTTCGGTGATGTATGGGAGTTTCTAAGTCAAACGGATAACACTTATCCAGCTATGTTCTTTTCTTTGACTGGATCATCGATCGCATCAAAGGAATTGAGCCTAAACTTCTCACTTTATTTCTTAGATCGTCAGCTTCAGGACGAATCCAATGAGAACGATGTCCTATCAGATCAGCTATTGATCGCGCAGGATATTGTCTCAATGATGCGATACCCTAAGTTCGACTGGGATATAGCTGACAATGTAAACCTAGAATTTTTTACAGAGAAAGAAGAGGACTATTTGGCTGGTGTAAAGGCAGACGTTACTGTCTCCTTCCCGATGTTATCGGATCGCTGTCAGGTTCCTACAAATTTTAATTATCCTAACTAATGGCAAATAAAAAAGTCTCTCAATTAGTATCCAAGCCTTCAGTCTTAGTCACTGATTTATTCCCTATTGCGGATCCGACAACTGGACAGCTTTACAAGACTACAATTTCGGATCTTGGAACGGCTATCGGTTCGGGGGTTTCCTCTGTTAATACCTTAGTGGGTGCGGTGGTTTTGGATACAGATGACATTCAGGAGCTAGCTAGTCCTACTAATAGATGGTTTACAGATACTAGAGCGAGAGCGGCGCTTTCTGCTTCGTCTCCTTTGGCTTATAATAGTGGCACTGGGGTATTTAGTATTCCGGCGGCTACAAGCTCACAGAACGGCTATTTGACTTCGACAGATTGGACTACATTTAACGCTAAACAACAAGCACTTTCTGGAACTGGATTCGTTAAAATTTCAGGTACTACAATCAGCTACGATAATAGCACTTATTTAACTACTAGCGCCGCGGCTTCTACTTATTTAGCTTTAGCTGGGGGAACTTTGACCGGTGCGCTAAACGGAACCAGTGCAAACTTTAGCGGAGACTTAACACTTACCGGAACTAATCCACGTTTTTACTTTACGGATTCAGATAATAACCCAGATTATTTTATTTCGAATACAGACGGAACATTTACGGTTTACGATGTAACTAATAGCACTTCAAGATTTACAATCGGTACAACTGGAAACGGAACTTTCGGAGGTAATCTAACAGTAGGGCAAATCATACGCTCTGGCGGTACTTCTGCACAATTCTTAAAAGCAGACGGCTCGATAGATTCTAGCACATACTTAACGACTGGCACGGCGGCAAGCACTTACTTAGCTTTAGCTGGTGGCACTTTAACGGGAGCAGTCACTGGAACTAGATTAACTTTGTCGCAAAATAGTGCAGACATTACATTAAGCATAGTTAATGCTGGAACTGGTAGAGCTTTTAGCGTTTTAGGTACGTCTTATTTTAGTTCAGATATTAGCTTTGGCTCTTTGTCAAATGGCGTATTAAAAGCAAATGCTTTAGGTGCTTTAGTTTTAGCAACTGCTGGTACTGATTACCAAGCGCCTTTGTCAGGAACTGGCTTTGTAAAGATTAGCGGTAGTACTATAAGCTACGATAATTCTACTTATTTAACTACAAGCTCGGCTTCTTCTACTTATTTAGCTTTAGCTGGAGGCACTTTAACTGGAGCTTTAAATGGTACAAGTGCAGTATTTACTAGCACAGTAAGAGCAAACAATCCAGCCGAAGGAGCAACTGGCGAAGGATTAATAGCTGGTCAATCATTTAAAATTGATGGAACTGGAACTAGCCAAAAGGCGGTAATGTATTTGGTTTCAAATGTTTTAAGCGATACTTATGCAAGCGGATTAACTGCTCAATTTGCAAATTTTGCTGGAGATAAGGGTTTTGGTTTTAATCTTAACACAAGCGGAGGCTACGAGGTCTATGTAAAAAATACTACTTGGAATAAAGCTCTTACTATTTCTAATACAAATGCAGTTACACTTACGGGAGCTTTAAGCGGTACAAGTGCTAGCTTTAGCGGATTAATCACAAGTACTGTTGGCAACAATTCAAGTATTTTATATAATGCAACGGCTACAACTGGATATATAGTGGGTGTTGATATTCTTAATACAAGCGGTAGAACACAAATTATTCAAGAAGGAAGTACTGCTGGAACTACGGTAACTGGCTCAACTGCTTATGCAACTTTATTTGGTAGTGCTAGAAATAACTTAGATGTTCAATTATTTACAAATGCTACTGTAAGAATGACATTGAGCGGAAGCACCGGCGCCGCCACGTTTTCGAGTAGTGTAACGGCAACAAGTGTAAGACTATCTGATGGCAATGAAATAGGATGGGGTGCAAATACTACTTTTTTACTTGGAGATAGTGCAAATAATAATTTTAGGTTTTTTACTAACAATACAGAAAAAGTAAGAATTACTTCCGCTGGAAATGTCGGCATCGGAACGACGGCACCAAGTTATAAATTAGATGTAAGAGATGTTTCAACTGGCAACGTAATAGTTTCTTCGTTTACAAATACTTCTTCTGCTTCAAATAGTACTAAATCAGCTACTATATCTTTACAACTTGCCGATACTGTTGGTTCGATTAAAGATGTTGCTTATTTAAGAGGATTTACGGATAACGCAAACGTTATCACTGGAGGTTTAGCTTTTGATGTTCGCAAAACAGATGGGCCCTTATCTGAAGTTATGCGGATTACTAGCGGGGGTTTCACAAAAATGTCTAGTGATGGAACTTATTTTGCCACTGGCAGTTATCATGAAGTTCGTTCTACTAATACTACTTGGACTCAAGTTATATCAAATAAATCTGCAAGTCCATACGGTTTATATATTTCATATCCAAATGCTTCTCCAAATGTAACTGGCGATAATCAATTTATTTGGTGTGATGATTCTACAAATTCCAAATTTATAGTTTGGTCTAATGGTAATGTAGTAAATAGAAATAATAGCTATGGTGCAATTTCAGATATAAAATTCAAAGAAAATATATCAGATGCAACTTCTAAATTAGCTGATTTATTAAAGGTAAAAGTTAGAAACTATAATTTAATAGGAGACTCTACCAAACAAATAGGTGTAATTGCACAAGAATTAGAAGAAGTATTCCCTAATATGGTGGAAGTTTACAAGGAAAAAGATTCAGATGAAATTAGTAAGTCCGTTAAATACTCTGTATTTGTACCGATGTTAATTAAAGCAGTTCAAGAATTATCTGATAAAATCACAACTTTAGAAAATAAATAATATGGCATTCAACTGGGTAATATCTCAATTAGATTCTATCCCTTCCATTGACGGAATGGACAAAGTAATTTCTGTAATTCATTACAGAGCGCAAAAGCAAGACGAAGGCTTTACGGCTGACACTTACGGAGCTTTAGGGGTAGAAGCTCCACACGAAGCGAGCTTCACTCCTTATGATGAGGTTACAAAAGAAATGGTCGAAGGATGGCTAGAAGCTGGGCTAGACTGCGAGGCAATCGAGGCGAATTTAGATAGTCAAATTGAAAACTTTTTGAATCCTCCGATTGTAGCTTATCCTTTGCCTTGGATCGATACTGCAAAAATCTAGGACTTTTGCTATCTATTTATAGATTAATAAATTAAACAAACCAAACGATGAAATTAGATTTCAATTTTGACCTATTAGGGTTAGACGAGCAACCTATCGAGGGTGCAAATGCAGGTAAATTATTAGCTAATGCTTTAGCTCAGGGATCAAAAGGCGATGCCTTGAAGTTCTGGGATTGGGCGGTAAGCTTAAACAAGGGAGAAGTTCTTGACTTAGATTCGTCTGACCAGGAAACAATCAAAAATTTTATTAAGGATTCTGAAGGTTTCACGATCCTAGCAAAAGCGCAATTATTACAAGTTTTGAAAAAAGACTAATTAATGGATATTAATGACATTCTTGGGCAATCTGTGACGGGTGCAATAGCGGCCTTCATTGGATGGCTGGTAGGTAGAAGAAAAGAGCAGGCTGAGATCACAACTACAGAGCTCGATCAAACTACCAAAGCGATAGAAATCTGGAGACAGATGGCTCAAGAAATGTCTGACAAGGTAAAGGAACTAAGCGACAAGATCGACATCCTTACCGAGGAGGTTCACTCACTGAAATCCGAAAATTCAAATCTGAAAACCAAACTAGGCATAATTGATGAAAGTAACGAAAGCAAGCCAAAAAGGACTCGATCTAATAAAAAGATTTGAGGGGCTTAAATTAAAGCCATACAACTGTCCGGCTTTGATTCCAACAATCGGCTACGGAAATACTTATTATCCTTCAGGAGCCAAAGTCAAACTAACCGATCCGGCAATCACCAAAGAGAAAGCGGAAGAATTGCTTAAATTTCTTCTTACATCCTACGAGAAAGGCGTCGATTCTTTCTGCCGGGATGACATCAACCAGAATCAATTCGATGCGCTTACATCCTTCGCCTATAATGTAGGTGTGGGTAACCTGCAAAAGTCTACCTTGATCAAAAAAGTAAACAAAAACCCTAGCGATCCTACGATCAGGGCTGAGTTTATGAAGTGGAATAAGGGAGGCGGTAAGGTTTTACTTGGACTAACCAGGAGACGCCAGGCGGAGGCTGATCTATACTTCTCATAATCATGCAAAAATTCATCATTCTTTTGGCTTGTGTTGCATTTGTTTCATGCAAGTCTAATAAGTCAGTCACTGAGTACAAAGAGACGCTTAGAATCGACACAATAAAGTCGGAGAAAATAATCGAGAAGTTCAGAGCGGTGCATGACACTTTAGTGATCACAAATCCTTGCGATTCTTCTGGCTTATTATCGACGTTCTATTCACGCCTGGTTCTTCCAAATGGATCAGTGACAATCAAGTCAGACAAGGGGCAGATAAGAGCGACAATCGATATTGATTCTATACGCCAGGAAATCGAGAACATTTATCGAAACTCACAGAAGAAAACAATCGAATACAGAGACAGAGAGATCATCAAATACCGGGTTCCTACCTGGGTGGTGATGTTACTATTCGGTCAGGCGATTATGTTAGTCGCATGGTTATACGTTAAATTTGGGCTTCGTGTATAAAATAGATATAGAACCAATCGAAAATCCTAGAAATCCTACCACGGAAACGCTTGATAAAATGATCGAAGTCATGGAGTCCATCGAGCATATTGATGACGCTGGCTTCGTGCTTCGAATGAAGCTGTTAAATAATATCGAGTTCCTTGTGGACCAATTAATGGAAGAATATGAGCAAAGACAACGCTAAGGCGGAGGCAATACGAAAACATTTTTATTCTACCAATCTGACAAGGGTAGACTTTGAGCGCGAGAATTATTTAAGTTATGGATTTGAGACTCAAAAAAACTTTCATCGTCACCTAACCAGGTGCGGAATCACAGTCTCTAATAGATCCGAATACTTTAAGCAGACCAGACCACAAGCAAAAATCGAATCCTTTAACCTGGATGAATTAGACAGCTTTGGAATAGAGCCAGGCATCGGAAAGGAATACACCAGTGCGCGCCTTCCTGACCATTTAAAAAAGATCGGAATACTATCTGACATCCATGTGCCTTTTCATTCCTTAGAAGCGCTCACCTGCGCGATTAAATACCTAAGAGAGCAAGAGATTGACTGCCTTTATTTAAATGGGGATACGTTCGATTTCTATTCTATCTCCAGGCATGAGAAGGAGAAGGATCTCAGAGACTTTCCGCGTGAAATAGAGATGGCTAGAAACTTTCTTCAGAAGCTTCGCGATATATTTCCGACGATACCGATCTACTTCAAGGCCGGTAATCATGAGAATCGCTTTCAGCGCTATCTGTTTAGCCAGGCTGAGGAGTTCGCTGGACTGCACGAATTGCAGTTTGACAAGTTCTTCCGTATGGATCACTTAAAAATCGAGTGGGTAGAGGATTGGCAAGGCATGGAAATGGGCGATTTGTTAGTCTGTCATGGCCATGAAATCATGGCAGGAGGGATGAATCCTTCGCAAACTACGTTCAATAAGACCTTCTGTAATACTTTGATAGGTCACGTCCACAGAACTACCAGCACAATAAAGAAAAATGGCTTTAAAAAGTTCATACATTCCTATTCTACCGGGTGCCTGACTCACTTATCGCCTAAATACTATCCGTTCGCACAGCATAATCATGGGTTCGCATTGGTAGAAATTAAAGATGGTTTGTCAAAAGTTAAGAATCTTATGATAAAAGACGGAAAAATTGTGTAGATTTGTAATGTAATCAATTGTTTTCATAGTGTTTTATAGGTTTTAGATGATTAATGAAAAGCCCCGGGATCTTATCTCTGGGCTTTTTTGTGACCGTTAGATAAATAATTGACTTATTTTTAAAAATAAATTTAAAATAATTTTTTAATACGGAATCATTTAGTAATTTTGGCCTATCAAAGCAACGGTGCTGAGATATAATCATCTAAAAAAATGAGAGAATCACTTAAAAATCTAACGCGTAGCGAAGTAGCTGAGGCCACTGTATGGACTTTAGTTATCATCGGAATTTTATCAATTATCACAATCATTTCAAACCTTTAATTTTTTTTATCATGTCTACCAAAACACAAATTATTGCCTCTTCGACTGGAGGCTCAAACTACGAGCCGATTACGGCCGGTACTTACGTTGCACGTTGCTATTCCATGATCCACTTGGGAACAGTTAAGGAGTCCTACATGGGCGAAGAGAAGTTCGTTAATAAAGTGCGCCTTACCTTCGAGCTTCCAACAGAACTAAAAGTATTCAAGGAGGAGAATGGAGAACAGCCTCAGGTTATTTCTAAGGAGTTTACTTTGTCACTAGGTGAGAAGTCAAACCTTCGCGCTTTCTTAAACTCCTGGAGAGGAAAGGCGCTAACAGAAGAGGAATGCAAGTCGTTCGATATTACGGTCCTTGCTGGCAAGGCTTGCACCTTGTCGATTATTCACAAGACGTCCAAGGTAAGCGGTAAGGTATACGCTGAGATCGGTTCCATTGGTGGCGTCATGAAAGGCATGGAGGTGCCTGCTTTGATAAATCCTCAAATGGTTTTTTCTGTAAGCAACTTTGACCAGGTGGCTTTTGATTCCTTCCCTGATTTCATCAAGGAGAAGATTGAATCCTCTAATGAATACAAAGCATTAAAGCAGAACGTTAAGCCAACAGCTTTAGCAGTAGAGGAGCCAATTATGGAAGTAGAGGAGGACGATCTGCCATGGTAGTCGAGACATACCCTCAGGTCCTTCGATTAAATATGAAGAGCCAATTCGGAAACTACTTCACAGTAATAGAGCGATTCGCTTCGAGTGAAGAATACGTCAAATATGTGGATTGGCAAATGATGTCAGGATACAAAGTAATTGGATCGACTCCATACGAAAAATTAAAACAGAATCAAGATGATCAGGATTAAGAAAATGAATGTATACCAGCAATGTGCTGAGCGCCTAAATGCTAAGGGGATCAAACCCTTTAGCGCTAGGGAGTGGAACATAGGAATAGTCCAGCAGACTGTC